CAATAGCAATTGCTGCTACTGCTGCTAGTGCTGTTATTGCAGCTAGTGCAAGTATGGCACAAGCCAAAGCGGCACAACAAACTGGTGAATATAATAAAAAGATTTATGACCATAGAGCTAAATTGCACGAGCAAGATAAACTCTTAATTGATACACAAAAAGATCAAGACCTTTTAAATTTCGATAAACAATACGATAAATTACAAGCATCCACAGTTGTGAGTTATTTAAAAAGTGGTGTTGTGATAGATCAAGGAACACCCATGCAAATTCTAAAAAGTAATGCTGAAGAAGCACAATTTGAAAAAAATAAAATTGAATACAACGCAGAGCTTGGAAAACGCAACGCATCACAATCAGCAAACTTAGAAAGAATGCAAGGTGAAGTAGCAATGATGACTGGAAGAAGTCAAGCCTTTGCAGCTAGAACACAAGCAGTTGGAAGTTTACTAAGCGGAGCTGCATCAACATACGGAGCATATAATAAATACTATGGTTAAAATTCCAGATATAGATCAAATTACTGGTGGAAGATTAGCGGCTACACCAAATGTAAAACCGAACACACAACTTACAAACCAATTAACTCTTCCGTATGCACAAGTAGCTAAAACAGTAACAGATACTGGCAGTTTGTTAGCTGAGTATTCAATGCAAATACAAGACAGTAGAGACAAAACATTAATTAATAATTTAACTTTAGAATCACAAAGAGTTTTACAATCTTATGAACAAGAATTATATAGCGGAAAATTACAACCAGATGGCTCCTATAAACAATACGATCCATTAGATTACGACACTTTATTATTTGATTTTAAAAATGAACTTATTAAAAAAAATGTCATAAACAATGAATCAATAAAATCTAGTTATGTAAGAGATACATTGAAATCTAAAATTAATTTATCATATTTAGATATTCAATCTAAAGTTTTAAAAGAAAAAAATGAGAGAATTGAAAAAGAATACATTATTTCTACTATGGGAAGTATTGATCAATTAACAGTTGATTTTACAAAAATAGATACAAGTAAAACTGAAACTATAGATACACAAATTGAAAAAATAAATTTGGAATTTTATGAACAATTAAATGGTATTAAGAATTTTGTAAGTGCTGAGAGTTTGTTAAAGATAGAATCTGATTTTTGGTACAACACAGCAAAAAGTCATTTAGTAGAAATCACACAAAATATGTCTGCAACAGACGTTGTAGCATATACAAAAACTGTAGATGGTTATCCCAATAAAACAGCTTCCAATAATTTAGATACTTTTTTATTAAGTAAAAATGAACCATACGAAGTCGAAAAAATATTAACTGCTGTTATCAAACAAAAAAGTGATGAAATAACATTTCAAAAAAAAATAGATGATGAACAAGAAAAAGTAATAGATAAGAAAAAACTAGAACTTGAAAGAATAATTTTTTTAGGAAATACAGATGAAGATCTTACTGAAATGTTAGATGCTTTTGAAACAGCAAAAACATTAGATTTTAGTTACGATGAATTAAGAGCAATGGAAGATATTGTTGAAAAGAAAAATATTTATCGTAAGACAAGTGTTGAAACTATTCATTCTGATTTAATCAAACAATCATTTTTTGGTACACTCTCATTTGAAGATATTACAGATAATGCAATGAATTTATCTAAAAATGATGCAGAAGCTCTAATGACAAAAGTTGGTTCTAATATGGCAGCTGAAGAAAGAAGAATAATGAAAAAAGTTTTAACTGCGATTGGTATAACTGAGGATCAATTTCAATATGGAACTACTGATTTTATTAATGCTGTTAGTTTAAATATGTTTGATGTGATTAATAAATCTGAAAATTATTTAAATGAAAATAGAAATTTATTTGGTACAACAGAATACAATCAAGAAATCAATAAATTATTAAATGAGGCATTTCAAAACATTAAACAAGATGTGTTTGATTTATTAATTAACAATCTTGAAAAAAATCCATCAGATTTGATAAGAGCAATTACTATTGAAAATATAAGTTCAATAACAAAACAATTACAAGATTTTAAAAGTGCAGAACAAAAAAAAGATAATTGGAACTCAGAAACATCCTATCAACCAATTCCTGGTTTTACAATAAAAGGAGATGAAATTAACAACTTTATAACTCAGTTATTAAATCAACAAAAACAAATTGCAAGTATAGAAAGAATTGAAAGCGTTATTTTAAAAGGTAGTACAAAATGAGTGAGTTAGACGACAATACAAATAAATCTGAGCTGTATGAAAATAATGATTATTATAATTATATGTCTACAGAAGATAATCAAAATTTTAAAGAATTAAATGCAGAAATAGATTTTGATAAAGGTACAATCTCAACTGTAGGCGTTGATGACCATGACTTACCATATTTATTAAAGACAGATCAAAGTGAATTAATACAAGAATTTAAAACTAAAGTTGATAACAAAGAAAAAATTGAACCTAGTTTTCTCACAAAAATGGGTGGTATTGTTGAAGGTTTTAAATCTTGGACAATGTCAGCTCCATCTGGTGATTATAAAATAGCTTTAGATAAAGCATCTTTACAAATTGGAGATGCCATCACACAATTTAATAGACTTATTACTGGTGGTAAGATTGATAATATATTTGATGATCAACCAAGAATTTTTAGATTATCACAAGAAGGTTCAGCTGATATTGTTATTAGAGCAACAAACTCAGAAGTTGAAGAAAAGTTTTATAATATGCAAATGGAATTTAGAGAAAATGGTAAGTACCATCCATTTGAAACTGATGGAAATTTAAAAGAAGGATGGCAAGAGATATCACAATTTGTTGCTGCTTCCGATGATATTGAATATACCAACAAAGGATTTACACCAGCACCTTTTCTAGAATACGGACTTGCTTATGGTGTGCCTGGTGTTGGACTTTATAAAGCATTAGCTAATGCCAATTCATTTAGAAAAATACCACTATTTTTTCAAGTATTATTAGCTGAAACTGGAGTGGAATTTGCTATGGCATCACAAAAAAAAGATGATGTGAATTTAGGTAATGTATTTAAGGCTTTTGGTTTTGGTGACATCGATGAAAATGTACCATCATCTATTGGAGGTAAAACATCCTTAATGACTAAATACATTAATGTTTTTAGAGAAAGTGTAGCGGCAGATTTAGACGATACTGTATTTGAAAGAAAATGGAAAAATGCAAGTGGTAATGCTCCGATTGGAGTAGGTCTTGGTGCAATTTTGCAAATGTTTAAAATGGCTAAAAAGTTTAAATATAACAAAACTGGTCGAAAAGAAATAGCAACAAACATTGATCAAGAAATTATTGTCGATAAAGGATTAGATGGTGAATATAAAGTCTACGATACAAATGGTGTAGAGACTGGTGGATTTAAGTCACAAGCAGAAGCTGAAGAATTTGCTGAAACATTAGGAGAAGGTTTTGAAGCAAAGTCTCTCGGAGCTGCCGCCACACCTACTACTAAAGAAGATTTAAGTAATATGAAGTATGTTGATAGTGCTGGTAATGAAGTGCAAATCAAAGATGGTAAACCTATTAGTCAAGTCGATAATGTTGATAATATTACTAATTTTAAATTAGATGAAAATCAACAATTCAAACTAAACCAAGGTTTACCAAAAAATTTAAAAACAAAAGAAGATTTGTTAAATTTACAAAATACACTTAGAGATATAACTGTGGAAGGTGATGCAGGTAAATTTTGGTATGAGAAATCTGGACAAAAGATTTTACAAGCAGCTCAAGGTGATAAAGATGAAGCAGAAAAAATTATTAAATTAATTGCATTATACTCTTCTAATGCTGCACCCACACCAAATACAGCAGCAGCCTTAAAAGCATATTATCAATTTTTAGACGGCAAACCTATTAATGCTGGTATGACAGCACTAGATAAAAAAGCAGAGGCTTTATTGTATGAGGGAAAAAATTTTTCAGGCTATAAAGTAAATAATTTTTACAACAATTTAATGATGGAAGTTGACCCATCAAAAGTAGATACAAGTGCGATAACTACTGATCGATGGATTTTAAGAGCATTTGGATATGAAACAACTGGAAACCCTACTCAACCACAAATTAATTTTATAGAAACTACAATAAAAGACATAGCAGAAGAAAAAAACTTAACACCTTATCAAGTACAAGCAGCAATGTGGGCTAGTATCAGAGCTGGTCGTGATCCAAAAAAAATAGCAGCTTTAGCTGGTGATGATTTTGAATTAGCAATAAATAAAAATCTTGGACAAATTTCTTGGGAAACTGCACCAGGTACTAAATATAATTTTTTTCCAGAATATCAATCATCTAGCAGCATAATTAAAGCTGAGTATCATTTTGATTTAACAAAAGCTATTACAGATGATAGTGGAGGTGATTTAATAGCAAAAAGACTTGGACTAATAACTCCAGGTCAATTTGATAAACCTGGTGTATATCAAAATAGTTTAGGTGAATTAGAATTTAATCCTGGTACGCAAACAGAGTTTGTTGCTCCAGTAGCTACTGGTTCTGGTAATGTTAAATTAAAAGATGGCTTCGAAGCAAGAAGTGAAATAGATCCATCAGCAAAAAAAGTAATTGAAGCATACGCTTATATTAAAGGTAAATTACTAAAACAAGAAGCTGTTGCTTATCATAGACCAGTATATAAAGCACAAAAAGACTTATCAAATGGAATAGAAGTTAAGTACCAATTAAATGACGATGAATTAAAAAATTTAACTAAAACATTAAATGATGAATTTTCAGAATTTCCAGGTTTTGTAATCCCAATAGGAACACCAGATGGTTTTAGATTAATTATAAATCCAGATGTGACTGGGTATTCAATCAAAGATTTTCAAATAAAATCCATCAATGCAATCAACAAAACTATTAAAGTACAAGATGAACAAGTTGTTGCTTTTGGCACAAATACAGGATATATAGATATTGATGACTATCAGTTACAAAAAATTGAAAGTGGCACCGAAGGATCATCCGATCTATACGGGAAAATACCAAACATACTCGGTGAACTCGAACCAAGGGTTGAAGAAGTTTTCAGAAAATACGAAACAGAGTATGGTTGGACAAGACCAAAAATCCAATAAAAATAAATAAAAAAACTACAAAAACTACAAAAAATAATATAGGGTGAAATAAAATTGCACTAAGTCTCTGTGCAATAATTCAATAAAATCAATGGTAAAAACTACAGAAGGATTGCAAGAATCCTTATTAAATAATATTAAATTAGGTCAAAATTTAGGTGTAACCGAAGTGGCATCATCTGAGCCAGGTAAAGCTGATTTTTTAGGTGATGGTGATTTGTATGCTGGAATGTTAAGTGGCTTTACAAGACTAAAACCAAAACCCAAAAAAGTTGTAACAACAACAGATGTACCACCAAAAGTTGTAAAAGAAGAAATTGTTGATGAGCTATCTATTGAGGATGCACCTATTGATAAATCTTCAAATGTAAATACACAGCCAATTAATAAAGATGAAGTTGTACCAGACGATAGTATTCTAAACGATAATATAATCGTAAAAAATAAAGAAGAGACAAACCTTAATTATCAAGACAAAACACCTTTTGATATTTTTAAATCTAGTAATGATTTAAGTGACATTGGTATATTAAACAGCATTGATGAAGCTACACCAATAAATACTGGTAAAATTAATTTTAAATATATCGAAACAGACGATGATATAAAACAAATTCTAAATGCTACAGCAGACAAAGTTAAAGATGTAAAAATCAAAACCTTTGACGAAACAACAAAAGAGGCTAGTGGATATAATTTTTTAAAAAATATTGAAGATAAAAATTTATTTAAATCTGGAGTAGATTTAGATACACAAATTAAAGCTGCTAGAACTGTGCTTATTGATAGTGCGAACACATTAAATGTTTTAGTAAAAAAAGTTTTAGTTAATAAAAGTAAAGGAATTACCGACAAACAACTTTTACTAGACTTTAGAACGCAATACACAATTCATGCTTCTATTATGAATAAGTTTAAAGGCATGAAAGCAGAAGTTGCTAGAGCTTTAAATTCTTTAAAAATAAAAGAAGATGGATCAGATGCTACTGTTAATTACACAAGTAAAGATAGCACTATGGATCAAATCTTGACTGAATATGGCGGTGTAAAAACTACTGAAAAACTTGCTGAAAGATATTTAGAATTAGTTAAAGTTAAAGGTCAAGCAGCAGCTGACAATACAATGGTTGAAAAGGGTTGGTTAATTCGTCATGTCGAAGCTGTCGAAGAGTTGTATCAAGGCGGTTTAATGTGGTCAACAAGAACTATGTTAAAGAATGCTTTTGGCTCTATGGGATATAGTTTACTTTTAGATGTACCAGAAAAAATGCTTACTGGATTTTATAATAAACTTTTTAATAAAAAACTTCAAATTGGTATAAACGCAGCTGTCAATACATCAAAAAAAATAAGATCAAAACTTCCAAAAGTATTAGGTGGTAGAGAGATATTACCTGGAGAATTATGGGGAAAAAATCCTAAGTATGATTTAGGAAATGCTGTTGCTTATGTTCATGGATATTTCACATCATTTGGGGATGCACTTCGATTAGCTTATAAAGCAACAAGAGATAATAAACCAAGAAACGCAAAGACAAGATTTGATACTGCTAGAACAACAAGAATTTCTGGAGATTATTTAGGATACAAAGGTGTACTCGGAACTTCGATTGATACCCTAGGAAAAATAAGCGGACTATCTTTTAGATCAAATATATTTACTGATGAACTAATTAAAAGAGTATCAGAAGCAGCTAAGACAAGAGATATTGCTTTTGATATTTATAAAAATACTTACAAAGAATTGGTTGATGATATTGGAGAAGTAAAAGCTCTTCAAGCAGCAGAGATTGAAGCACAAAAAGTCTTAGATGGTTCAATACCAGTAGAACGAATAAAAGACTTAGAGGAAGCTGTTGCTACTCCAGTTTTTCAAAATGAGTTAGGTGAGTTAGCTAAAACTTTTAAAGTATGGCAAAGAAAACCAGGTATGAAATTTATCGTACCTTTTTTTGATACTCCAGTAAATCTAACAAAACTTGTAGCTTCTTATCATGGTAATTTTGGTTTAGATATTATTCCAGGTTTAAATAAAAATAAATTTTACAAAGACGGAGATTATCGAGCAAGACAATTAGCAAGATTTACTTTAGCTGCTTCTATATGGAGTTATAGTGCATATTTACATTCAACTGGCTGTATAACTGGTGCGCCACCACCAAATAGAGATCAATGGGATTTATTAAAAAGTAAAGGTTACCAACCTTTTAGTATTTGTGTACCAGATCCAAACCTTCCTCCAGGAACACCAAATTTTGATGTTAATGGAATGCCTACTGGTCAGCATAGATATTACAGTTATGTTGGCTTAGAACCTATAAGTGCTTTTTTTGCACTATCGTCATCTGTTTATGATAATTGGAATTATAAAGGTAGACCAGATTCAAACGATGCTTGGTACAGCTCACTTGTAGCTGCTACTTATGAATACCTTATTCAAGTACCAATGATACAAAGTTTAGGATTGGTTGCAGAAATAGTTGAAGGCGATAGTTACGCTATTCAAAAATTATCAGAAACTGTTGTTGGTTCTGGGATTCCTTTTTCCGCACAGGTTAAAAATTATAGTCGATATGCTGATGGAACAGTAAAAGATTATACAGCTGATTTTGAAATTGATTATGAAGAATATTTATTTGAAACAAATGATAAAGGTGAAAGAGTAAATGTTAAAGATGACAATGGCGAATTTGTTAATAACCCCAATTTCGGATTGCCAAGTAAAGAGCTTGGTATGGGTTATAAAGCAAGACAGTTATCGTCTGGTGCAAATAAAATATATGATTTAATTTCTAACGAAAAAATATATCCACAAAAATTAGATCCATTTGGTGAACCTTATGATCGTAATAAAGGATTAACACAAGGTCAAAGAGCATGGAATATGTTTATTCTTGGAACAGTAACTGAAGGTCAAAAAATTGATCCAGAAGAAATTGAACTGATGTTTATGGGTAATCCTCATGATTGGGATAGTAAGTCTTATAAGGGAATGCAATTAACAGCAGATCAAATTAATTATCTAAAAACAGAAGCAACAAAAAATATGTTTATCAATGGTGTGAGTTATAAACAAGCTGTATATGATGCAATGTTAATTGGAACATATACTGGAAAAAATGAAAACGACAAAACAATCAGAAAAGATTATTCAGATTTAACACTTAAAGAAAAAGCAAATTATATTCGTTCAATTAAAAATGAATATTATACAAAAGCCTGGGAAGAAAAGTTTCAATTCGAATATCCAGATGAATACAAAGCACACAAAAGACGACAAGAATTAGTTAATTCAGATAAAATTATTCCATCTGGTTTTGAGATGGAAGCGTCTGGATTTCAAGCACAATAAGGAAACAATATGACAGTATCAAGTACCACAGTTAAAAAGAGTTATAATGGTAATGGCAGTACCGCTGGGTTTACCTATGACTTTTTAATAAATTCAACAGCAGAATTAAAAGTTATTATTAGAAGTTCAGCTGGAACAGAGACAATCAAGTCTTTAAGTTCTCATTATAACATTTCAGATAGTGCTGGATCAGGAACAGTTACATTTACATCTGGTAATATTCCAGCAAGTGGTGAGACTGTTATATTAATAAGAGATACTAATCTCACACAAGGTACAGACTATGTTGAAAATGATCCCTTCCCTAGTGCCTCTCATGAATCTGCATTAGATAAATTAACGCTCCAGGTTCAAGAAGTTCA